TCTCTCCGCGCTAAATCGAGGTGGTGCTCAAACAACTCAGTCGCCAATCTCCTCATCAGCAGTACCCGATACCCGCCCAGCGCGAGACACCGCTTGTACGCATCCCACCGGAGGCCGGTACTCTTCGCGCCTCCTGCCGCGCCTCCCCAGAGCACGTTGGGGGCGGTGGAGTTGTGGAGGAGCACGCCTTTCGGGGTGGGTTGGTACAGCCAGCGGATGGTGCCGCCGGGAATGACCTTGCCGCGCTTGTCGGTCTGGGGGATGCCGACGCCGTACCGTTCGCGGTCGAGGCCGTACTGGGCGATGTGCGCGGGGGACCACTTCGCGGTCGAGAGCCAGTGGACCCAGTGGTCCCAGGACCAGCGGGAGACGTGGGGCCTCGCTTTGAGATGGGGCGGGGGCGGGAAGTACGTGACGCCCTCGACCAGTTGGCCGGCACTGACACTCGCGCGGAGAGGAGATGCGGCGGAACTCATCTCCTCCCCGCCTGCACGGTACGTACCCGTACCCGCTTAGTACCTCGTCGTACCCGTACTACGTACTCGGAGTACCCGGTTCGGCCATGACCGGCTGTTCGGTACTCCCGACGTTGACGATCAGCTCAATCGAATCCCAGGCCCCCTGCGCGTACATCACCAGCGTGGTGGGTTCCTGGTTCGCGAGCAGGCGCACGATGTACAGGTTGCCCTTCTCGTCGAGGGTGTACCCGACATCGAGGAAGTCCCGCGTCCCGCCGCCGGGGACTTTCACGCGGTGCGGGGCGCCGACGAGGCGCGTGCGCAGGCCGGTGTGCTTGCTCGAGGCGCGAGTGGCTTGTTTCTTCACGGACTGTCGTGGCATGGTGATCTCCTCCTGGTGAGCCTCCCCCGCGTCTATGCCCTTCTTCGCGGCACGAGGCTTTCGGGAAGGCAGGGTGTGTACCCACTCCACGCCACTGGCCGGTGGGTACACCCCTGCTCGCGGTTCACATCGCGTTCTGCTCGTCCTCCTCCTGCACCTCCACCGTCTGCCCACTCTCGAGCACCGGCACTTCCCCAATCAACACCACCCCGCGCCAATACCCCGGCGCGAGCGTCCAAATCACCGAGCCCGAGCAGAACATCGTCAGCACCCCGAGATCGTCAATCGAGTACCCAGTCGAAACAACGTCCTCCTCCCGAAAGCGGCTCACGTCCAACGACTCTCGCCACGCCACCCTCACGAGCTTCTGCGGCGCCGGCCCCTTCGCGCCAGGCACATACGGCTTGCGATACCCCTTCCGATACGCCATAACGGGTTTCCTCCTGAAGCGAAAACCGTGTGCAGGGCGTGTACCGCTAGAAGAGGGGACAGGTACGACAAGAGGAGTGATAGTACAGGGGTGTACGTACGTACTGCTTTAGCGTGAATGGATGAGCTGTATTACGTTTTTTCGTACTACGCCGAGCCCTAGCAGCACTTCCCATAGACCCCTGCTTCTTTAGTAGTAGGAGAACTACTAAAGAAGCAGACCCCTACCTGGATTCCCCGTAAGTGATCAAAAAAACGACGATTTCCGTACTACACCTCATCCATTGACCCTCGCCCCTCTCTGAAGCTCAGCAGTATCGAGCAAATGCTGACGAGGTGTTGTGGTGTCCGCAGTACTGAGGCCAGGTCCCTCCGGGTTCCCGTCACGGTCACGGCGAGGCGAGGCTCAAATGTCGGTTCGTTCGCCCTTCGGCAGACGTGGGCTGGCCCGAGCTGGCCGGCTCGAGCTCGTCGCCAGGGCGCCGACGATAGGAGAGCTATAGTCAGTTACTCTCGCAAGTAGTAGCCAACACATGAGTTAGTAGTGAGGCAAGGCAGAGGTGTAACACCTTCTGCGCACGTACGGCAGGGCGCTGTACGGATCAGGCCAGGCGCTCGACTGCCGGATTCGGCCTACTGCTGAGCTAGTGATCGTCGGGTTTGGGAAGGGCAAGCGCCTCTGGCGGCGCGTGGTTTACGTGGTCGATCGTAATGGTCTGGCCTGCTGGCATCCCTGGCATGGAGGTATTGACGATCACGATGGAGGCGCCGCCACCGCGTTGTGTTTCGGGCATGGGGTCGATGGCGCCAGCGTGCAGTAACCAGTCACGGCTCGGCCTGTGGTCACCTCGAGCGCCGGCGATTTTCATAGCAGCGGCCCAGTGTTTGAGGGCGGGGAGGGCGAAGGCGGCCATGAGGTCGGCGGCGGTTTTCTCGGCGGCGATGCAGGTAAGGCGGGCCGTCTCGACCGCAACTCCTGTTGCCGCGGCGAGCTGGGTGAAGGACCAGGTCGGGTTCTGTTTGCGGAGTTCCAGGATCACGTAGCGATCGGACCAGGTTAGGCGGCGGCCAGTGCCACGGCCATTGCGGACGGACTCGCGTTTGACGGGTGACTTAGTGCGAGGCATGGTGAGGGACGGTGGCAGGGTGTGTACCGCTGGCCGACCTTTCGCCTTCCTTTCAGAAATCTTACACCCGGCCACACTTCCTGTTGACACTATACCCAGCGTTTGGTATTCTCTCTTCATGAACAACGAGATGACGTTTGACGCCTTCGCCGCCGAGTATCTCAAGACCTTCCGCCTGATGTGCTCGTACACGCTGACCGAGGTCGGCTCGCATGTCTACTGCGAGAAGCTGGCCGAGATGGCCGATGCCCATCCTGAATGGGTAGAGAAGCTCGAAAACGATCCCACCATCTAGGACGAGAGAGACACCAGTCATGACGAGCACACTTGATTTTCTGACCGACGCTGTCCACCGATACCTTCGCGAAGGCGAATCCGGTATCGCGTGGGTATTTCACTTCCGCATGACCGATGCCGACCGGCTGCGGTTCGATGGCTTCCTGGTGGCGATGCAGGACGAGTTGGCCTGGCAGGCTGGGACATGCGAGTCTCGATTCAGGACGCGCGTGATGCGAATGGCGGAACTGTACCGCCAGGCCAAGGCAGAGCGAGACGCGAAGGCAGCAGCATAGCGGCGTGAGGGTTTCGCCACGCGGTACCAGCGAGAGTTGGTACCGCCTGCGAAGCGTTCAGGCTTCAAGAACTCGTCTCAGGAGGCGAGTAGACATGACGACACAGACACCAGTGATCACACATGACGAGGCGATGCGGGTACTGCGCGCGGAGTATTTCGACACAGTGCGAGGGATCGTGGCGGATCTCCAGCGCGCGATTAAGGACAAGGAAGTCAGCACGGAAGATGAGGCGCAGGACTGGCTGCACGAGACGGTAGACGGGCACCAGGACGTGATCTACACGTACAAGGCGCAGCAGGTCCTGTTGCACTCCGACAACACCGATGCCTACGTCGAGGAGTACGGCGCCGGCGGTGTGATTCAGGACGGCGCGATCAACTGGTCGGTGCTGGCGTATGCGGCGCTGCTGGCGGATGTCAGGGACGCGATCGGGAGCGAGCTCGAGGCGTGGATCGCGGCGGCGCAGGAAGGCGGCGAGTGATGGCGAAGAATCCCGCGGCGGTGGCGCTGGGCTCGATGAAGAGTGAGAAGAAGGCGGCGGCGGCGAGGGCGAATGGGCGCAAGGGAGGGTGGCCGAAGGGACGCCCTCGAGGTCGGCGATCAGTGCTCGACGCAGACGTGCGCCCGACCTTGCACCGCGATGGCACCGTGACATTCTGGAGTGTGTACGACCAGGTGTGGTACGCGCGCGTGACGGCACTGAGCGATCGCGAGCTGGCCGCGATGGGCGAACCGCTGCGAGGCCGGGTGCAGGCGCATCTTGCACGGGTGTCGCGATGATGGTCCTGGTGTGGATGCTGATCGGCGCCGTGTGTGTGCTCGCCGCAAACCAGGATCGCGCGCGTGACGAGGAGTACGACCCCGACGACGATCCCGATCCTGACGACAGCCGGTACGCGGAGCGATTGTGCAAGCGGCTCGAGAGACAGGCGGCAGAACGTCGTACGCGGTGATAGCCTACGCGCGAAGACCGCGTGACTCGCCTAAGCGAAGCGTGGCGACAATCAGGAAGCGGCGCCGTGCTTGCGGTTCACCAGAACCTTGAGTACCGCGTCGCGATCGTCTTTCGTCAGGGTCAGCGCCAAGGTCCCCGCCGGCGGGGATTCGATGGCCGCGCCGAGCAGTTCCCACGCGCGGCGGTGCAAGTCCCCCAGGGTGAGGCCGTAGAAATCGGCGAGCTCGATCTGGCTGCGGACGGTGATCTCCGGGGCCCCGCGCTCGAGCCGCCGGATGGTCGCTCGAGATACCTTCCCGCGCGTCTCCTGCGCGATGTCCGAGACACTCCGTTTCCCGCGCGACTCGACAAAGACCGACCCCAGCGCATGTAAGTAGTCCGTGGTCGTAACGTGAGCAGATCGTGTGGACATAACCCCTGCCTCACGATCATGGCTGAGGTACTGCCCACCGTAACGCCAGGCCAAAAGATTAGCAAGAGGGGCACAAATGTGGGCAGGAAACGGGACCATGTACCGGGATGTACACACGCGCGCAAAGTTTCACCAAACCCAGCCGCAGAAAAGTGTTGATCGTGGCGGTTTGGAGGCGTAACGTCTGACCCTTCGATCCTGCACGTCGGGCGACGGTCAAGCTCGACGCGAAGTCGGACAGTCCCAGGACGGATCGTCGTCGCCAGGCGGAAAACGGGGCGCAAGACAGGCTCAGGAACCTGCCCCACACCCCTCGCCACTTCCCAGGTGAGAGCCGGGGAGGGTTGAAGATGTTGTACCGAAAGCCCCGCGCGCGCGTCAATGAGGGGACTCCCCGATGAGAGCCCCCGACCCTCCCTGCGTCCTCATTCGCATCGTGACCGCGCCGCAAGACCAGCGCGGCGAGCTCCTCGCGGTGTACGTGGACTCGCGGACCGTGAGCGATCCCCAGGTCGTCGTGTACTCCCTCACGAAGGACGAGTGGCGCGTGGAGCATCACCGGCGGCTGATGTGGCACACGCGGCGCGCGTCCCCCATCGAGCGGGCCGAGGCGATGGAGGTGCTCGCGCGCATGGGCGAGGTGGTGCGGATACTCCAGGCGGCGCCGCCGGTGATCGTGAAGGCGGATCGTCCAGACGAGGTGCATGCTGCTGGACGAAAGCGCGGAAAGTAGCGGTACGCAACGTGCGAGTGCATGCGTGTCCACGGCGCCGCGTCCTGCGTGACGACTACGCGGGCCGTTCCTGACTGGTGGCGGCTCCAGGTCGTTGCGTGCGGGGCCGTGGACGTGATGAGGAGTACGACGATGGCAGCGATTGATCCTGATCGTCCCGAGCGGTGGCCGATGCGCGTGACAGATCTTGTCGCGACGGTAGCGGATCTGGATCGGATGCTGAAGGCGCGGTACCCGGACGATGAGGAGCAGCAGACGCTCGCGATGATCTTCATCCTGCAGTGCGGGATGGAGGCGATGCGAAAGGAGTGGGCCAGGCAGCACGCGAAAGAGCACGGCTGCGGAGTGAGCTACGAGCGGATCCCGTATTCGGCGCTGTTTGACGGGAAGGTCGAGTGAGGTGAAAGGCGACGGGCAGGCACCTCTTCCGCTGTCTCCGAAGGTCGCGAGTGAGCGGCCCGCGAAGACCGGAGGGGCGACAATCCCGACGAGCATTCGGATGCCGGCGGTGATGAAAGCCGCGGCCCTGGACCTGTGCGATCGGATGCCGTATCGGTTCGCGTGCCCCAACGATGTGTACCTGACGGCGCTCAGGGAGTTTCTCGAGGAGGCCGCGAAAGAGCTCAAGGACGATGCTCTGTTAGCCGCACTGGCCCCATGCAGGTTGGTGGGCGACTTTGAGCGGATGCAGGCGACGGTGCTCGAGGGCGTGGACCGGACGAAGGAGGTCGTGGCCGCGGCGGTGACCCGAGGCATGACCGAGCGCGCGCACGAGGTGTACGGCAAGCAGATCGAGCACTTCCGAAGCTGCGGCGATGCCGACTGGGCCAAGGAAGGCGTGAAGCTGCTCGAGGCCCAGGTGAAGCCCCTGCTGCCCCGCCGGAATGCCCTGAACCTGAGGGTAGTGAGTAAGGTAGCGATAATCTACGATAAGTGATATAGTCGAGCTTGAAAGGAAGGTGCCATGCAACCAGGCACACACATCGAACCGGAGTTCCTCGAGATTGTCGATGCGGGCCGGTTCCTGGGGATCGTGAAAGCCGTCCCGAATGACCCGGACCCGAAGAAGACCCAGTACAACCAGCTCCAGAAGTTGTACCGGCTCGTCGCCAGTGGCCGCATCCCGTGTCTCCGTATGGGAAGCCGCCTGTACTTCGAGAAAGCCGCACTCACAGTAGCGATGCGTTCAGGAGCGCACCAGCCATGTCCAACCAGTCCACCGCTCTCGCCCCGGATTCTCCGTTCGCTCCAGTCGGACGAATAGCCCCGCTCAAGAAGAAAGCGAAGCGATCGTCGTCGCCGGTCCCCACGGGGTTCTACCGCCGGCCAGGCGGGACGATCTGGTACTGGCGCCGCAAGATCCACGGCGTCCCGTACAACGAGTCCACGACCTTCACCGACCTCAAGGACGCCATCCGCTGGGCCGACGACAAGGTCGAGGCCATCAAGTACGGCAACATGGGCTGGTCCGCGAAGGGCATCCCCACCGTCAAGGAGTACTACGACGCGCGCCCCGCGTATCTGAAGGACGGACGCCCCCGCAACCCGGACTACGATCGGCAACTGCTCCCCTTCGTCGAGGCCCACGCCAGGGTGAAGCTCAATCAGATCACCTTCGAGACGTGCCGTGCGTGGATCGCCAAGCGCCTCACCACCGACACGCAGTACGGCGTGCCCTTCTCGCCGGGGACCGTGCGGACGGAGTGCAGCCACCTGCGCGCGTTCTTCAACCGCGCGGTCGGGACCGGCGCCAAGAAATGCCTGCGCGAGAACCCGTGGAGAGTGGCAGACCCGGACGATCGCGTGAAGCTCCCCAAGAAGGCCATCGCCACCCGCAAGCTCGAGACAGAGGAGCAGCCCGAGTTCCTCGCCGCGCTGGGATCGGTCGGGTCCGTCTATGCCCGCAGCGGTGAGCTCGAGCGCCTCGCGAAGATCGTCCTGGGCTCAGGGCTGCGGCGCGAAGAAATCTGCTTCCTGCGGTCCGAGAACGTGCATCATGGCGCCATCCATGTGCCGGCGGACATCGCCAAGTGGGGCAAGCCCCGGACGGTGCCGGTGGGCGCCGACGTGCTGGCCCTGATCGACCAGCAGCGGGCGGCGCGCGGGCTCGAGAAGAAGTCCGAGGCGCGCCTGTTCGAGATCCCCCCGGTCTACCTGGACGAGCTGTTCCTGAAGGCGTCGCGGGCCGCACAGCTCAAGCCCACGATCAGCCCGCACGATCTCCGCAGGACCTACGCGAGCCGGATGTCGTTCAAGGTGCCCCCGAAGGTGCTCCAGCTCCTCATGGGCCACGCCGACATCAAGACCACGATGGATCACTACGTAGACGTGAAGAAAGCCCAGGTGGCCAGTGTCGTCGCCGCGGCAGGGAGCCCGATTGACGGCTAGGTGGGGAAAAGGTGTGACAGGGAGGGCGGAAATCGCGGAAATGCTGAATAGTAAACGATTTCAGGACGCTTCTCCGACTATAGCACGGCACCCGCGCTTTGCAAGGGTTTAATGGCTGAGTTTGCAACGAGTTATCGCTGATTCTCACAACGATCGGACACTGGTCGATAGCCAGTAAAACTAGGCAATAACGAGGGGGAGGGTGTGCAAATAGTGTTACACCCCCCCCCTCCCCTTTCCGAGATACGCCGCGCATGAAAGGACCCGCTGATGCCACCCCACGCCGCCTCGCCAGGAACCCGCTGACCGTGCCCAGCACTGCCCCCCGGCCCACAGTCACCCCGCTCCCCGCCAGCCGCCAGGCGACGCCTGGGACCATCCACCGCGGGCTCTCGTTACGCCCTCGCGATGCCATCAACCCGTACGAGCTCGGACGCTTCGCCCCCGACCGCGTCGGGATCGCCCAGATCGGCCTCTGGTGTCCCCATTGCAATGGGAGTCTGCTGGTCGTTGAAATGCGGATGACCGAGGCCGGGTTGTACGCCGAGGCGGTCTGTCAGACGTGCAGCAACCCGGCAGGCGCGAGGCCGGGGATCTACAAGCGCCTCGTCATCCCCCTGGCCTGGGGGACGCTGCCCGACGTGGAAGAGTGAACCAGTCGCGAGGAGGACTCCCGTGATCAGCGTTCAATTACTGCTGCTCGTTTCCGCACTCGTCATCACCATCCTGAGCGGCATCGGACGAGCACCGCTGTGGGTGGCTGTGCTGCTGCTGTCGATCTCGGCGCTGCTGGCGGTTGTTCCCCTGAAGTGATGCTGCCGCCTCCGGTCGCGTGTGGGGCCCCGCTTGCCTTTGCTGAGTGGCGGGCGGGGCAACCCGAGGCGCTGAGTTTCGTCGCGGACTCGCCGCACCGGGTCAACGGGCTCGTCCTCCCCACGGGCGCCGGCAAGTCTCTCGTCGCCGCGACACTCGCCACGCTGACCGGCTGGCGCACCGCGATCCTCACCTCGACCAAAGGGCTGCAGGACCAGATCCTCACGTCCTTCTCGAGCATCGGCCTCTCCGACCTGCGCGGCCAGTCCTCCTACCGCTGCCGCGCGCTGGACCCCCACGCCCTCTACGCCGAGTACCGCAGCGAAGGCAACCAGTGCGACACCGGCCCCTGCAAAGCCGGGATGCACTGCCCCTGGCGCGAGGTCGGATGCCTGTACTTCGACGCCGTCCACCAGGCGCGCAGTACCCGTGTGCTCGTCACCAACTACCAGGCGTGGATGCACCAGGGGCTGGTCGGGGAGGGCCTGGGGGACTTCGACTGCCTCATCCTCGACGAAGCCCACGCCGCGCCGGCGGAAGTGGCCGGGTTCCTGACCAGTACCCTCACCACCCGCCAGCTCGGAGACGTGGGACTCGACGTACCAGGCAGCACGGATGCCGTGGTCTGGATCGCCTGGGCCAACGAGCACCGCACCACCCTGACCCGCCGCCTCGAGGGACTCGCCCGAGAAGCCCGTGAGCGCCGCCTCTCCCTCACCGAGCTCCGGCACTTCCGCCAGGAGAAAGCCACGCTCAGGACCGTGGAACGCCTCGCAGGGGCCTCCCCCGACGAATGGCTCGTCATCGAGGACCGCGGGGAGTACTCCTTCCACCCCATCGAAGTCGGCGCGCATGTCGAAGCCGCCCTCCTCAAGGCCATCCCCCACGTCGTCCTGATGAGCGCGACGCTGACCAGGAAGACCGTCGAGACATTGGGGCTCGACGCCGACACGATCGGGTGGCACGTCCAGCCCAGCACGTTCCCCGTGGAACGCCGGCCCGTCGTCCATGTCAGTACCTGCCGCATCGACCACCGCATCGACCCAATGAGCGTGCGCCTCTGGCTCGCCCGCCTCGATCAAATCCTGGCGGCTCGAGGAGATCGCAAAGGAATTGTGCATACCGGGAGTTACGCGAGGGCGAAGCTCATCTATGAGTACAGCGAACACCACGCCCGTTTGCTGCTCCACGATCGGCTGACAACTCGAGAGACGGTCGAACGATTCAGACGCGCAGGGCCAGGCGCCGTGATGGTGAGCCCGAGCTTGACGACAGGCTTCGACTTCGCCGGCGAGCAGTGCGAGTACCAAGTCATCCTCAAGGTGCCGTGGCCCGACTCTCGAGAACCCGTCATCGCCGCCAGAACAGTGAGAGACAAAACGTACCCCGCGTACTTGGCGATGCAGGACCTGGTGCAGGCGGTGGGCCGAGGGATGCGGAGCGAGAGTGACGCCTGCGAGTCACTGCTGCTCGATGATCATGTCCGCTGGTTCGTCTCCAAGTACCGCACGTTCGCCCCGCAGTGGTTCCTCGACGCCTTTCGCTCAAGCCTCACCATCCCGCTGCCCCCGCTGAAACTCTGAACAAGTCAAGGCGACACGGGACCATTGTTCACGGCCCCATACCACAGGTTTCTGTGTGGTCCCGGATTCTGTTACCGACGCAGAACGGTACCGGACCTCTTCTCTCTTGGTAACAACAGGCACCTCGTCAGCACCAGCACGCCAGCGGTACGCATCCTGCTCGCCTCTGGTACCTGCCACACGGATACGGATCGTTAGGAGGGAACATGGACGGAGCACTCTCACTCAGACCATCGGACGCACAAGCCGGCGGGTTTCTCGACGACCTCGATGTCACACTCCGCGAAGCCCGCTTCGTCATCTGGGACTACATGGGCAAGGCCAACCCCGCCGTCGCCTTGAAGGTGACGATGGAGGAAGCGGACGGCATCACGCACGAGCAGTACTACTCCGCGGGGGATCCCAACAAGGTCACGCCCTCGCCGGATGGCAAGACCCTCATCCCGCAGGCCGGCGCCACCGGGTTGAATGCGAACACCAACGCGCTCGCCTTCATCGGCTCGATCATCAACGCGGGCTTCCCCGAAGATAAGTTGGGGAGCGACGCGAGCGTGTTCGATGGGCTCGGCGCGCACGTCAACCAGGTGGCGCAGCCGAAACGCGCGGGACTGAAGGATCAGAAAGAGGGCAAGACGTACCTGCTGGTCACGAAGATCACCAGGCTCCCGTGGGATGCCCCCGCACCGAAGGCCGCGAAGGGCGCGCCCGTGAATCGCAGCGCAGCGCCGGCGGCAGGACCACGGCCCGTCACGCCCGCACCCGCCGCAGCTCCCGCAGTCCCTTCCAATGGGGCCGCGACTCCCGAGATGATCGAGAAGGCCCGCGGCACCGTGATCTCCATCCTCACCGAGAAGGGCGGCTCAGTCCCGAGGAGCAAGCTCAGTCAGGAAGCCTTCCGACTGCTGAGCAATGACCCCGACCGGAACGCCATCGTCAAGCTGGTGTACGACGATGGGTTCCTCACGCAGTCGGTGGCCGAGGGCGTGTTCGCGTTCGACGGGCAGACGGTGACGCTCGGGTGATCATCACGCCGCGGGCAGTGAGTGTGGCGGATCTCGGCCTGCAACCGAATCCGCCGCGCTCCGACACGCTCCACGTCTCGACGCTCATCAAGGCGATCCTCGTCGGCCTCGAGCCGGAGCGGTTCAGCGGCACCGACGATCCGAGCGTGAAGTTCGAGATGGGGTATGCCGTCGAGCGCGCGATCGAGGAAGCCTGGCGCCTGCGGAGGATTGACGTGCTCAGGCCAGGCGAGTTCGAGAAGGACGGCATCACGGGCAGTCCCGATGGCGTGAGCTTCGAGGGCGGCACGCCCGTCGTCGAGGAGATCAAGTGTACGTGGATGTCCTCGCGCGGCTGTCCCGACGACAAGAAGTTCTGGCACTGGCTCATTCAGATGAAGGCGTACTGCTGGCTGCTCGACACGCCCCGCTCGCGCCTGCACGTCTTCTTTGTCAACGGGGACTACGCCAAGCACCGGGACCCGCAGTACTGCTCGTGGGATTTCACCTTCACGCAACAGGAGCTCGAAGAGAACTGGTCAATGTTGAGGAATGCCGAGCGCACACTTCGCACGTCACCGCCACCCGCAGCGTAAACAGGGAGAAGAGAATGCACAGCAAGCTCGCACTGATCACGTTCCTCGACGGCCCCGGCCCCGGCGATCCGGGATACGGCATCCCCGGCATCGGCGGGCGCCCCGACCAGGGCCTGCCAGGAGGCCCACCGCCGCACCCGTGGTACCCCGGTGGCGGCGGTCGTCCTGACCAGGGACTGCCTGGGGGCCCGCCCGTACACCCGTGGTTTCCCGGCAGCGGGCCCCGTCCCGATCAAGGACTCCCCGGCTACGGACACCCCGGCAACGCCCTCCCCGGCTACGGCCATCCCGGACAGGGACTCCCCGGAGGCCCCAACTACCCCAGCGGCCAGCCGGTTCCCCCGCCTGTCACGCCGGACAACACGCTCCCGACGCCGCCGCCGGGAGTGACGCCCGTGTCGCTGCCCGT